CTAATGGCAATTTCGACTTACGCTGAGTTACAAACATCTATCGCTAACTTTTTGGCGCGTGATGATTTAACCTCAGTAATACCCGACTTTATACAATTAGCAGAAGCGCGTATGTCGCGTGAGCTAGAAACTCGTTCACAGGAAAAACGTGCGGTTGCGTCAACCGTAATAGGTGATGAGTTTATTAGTATGCCAACAGATTTACGCAAAATACGTTTGGTTAAGTTAAACACTGATCCTGTTGATGTTTTAAACTATGCGTCGCCTCAAGATTACTACGAGGAATATGCTTCGTCTGGTGGTGGTCGCCCTAAAATATATACTATGATTGGAACGGAAATAGGATTACGTCCTATTCCAGACAGTGTAATGAATGTTGAAATAATTTATTCAGAAGACGTTTCTGCTTTATCTTCCAGCAATGCAACAAACACTGTCTTAACGCGACACCCTGATACTTATCTTTTTGGCTCTTTATCTGCTGCATATATGTTTTTGATGGATGAACAACGAGCTACTCAGTACGACGCTATTTTTACGAGATCAATGGAAGAGGTCAAAAAGGATAACGAAAAGGCTTTCTTTGGAAGTCCTTTGGCAATGAAAACTGAATATTTAGGAGCTTAACCATGAGCGCAATGAGTGACTATCTTGAGAATGAGATATTAGATCACATACTATCTACTGGTGCATTTACAATGCCAAGTAATGTTTACGTCGGTTTGTCTACTGGTTCTTTTGGCGATGACAACTCAGGCACAGAACTAACTGGAAACAATTATTCTCGTGTCTCTGCAAGTTTTAGTGCAGCATCAGGCGGCACAACATCTAATTCTGGTGCAATAGAGTTTGCGGCGGCTACTGGTTCGTGGGGCAGTGTAAGCCATTTTGGTTTGTTTGATGCGTCGTCTAGCGGCAACTTGCTTATTCATGGAGCTTTCTCGGTTGCTAAAACAATTGCATCTGGTGATATACTACGGATTGCGGCTGGAGACTTGGACGTAACGGCGGCGTAAATTTATGGCTGACATTATTGGCCCTACGCTAGAACAGCTTGATTTATGGGGTTCTTTAGACTCTCTTGATGTTTTTGGTTCTCTTGAAGATTTAGACAATCTTAATCTTTTTGAAACGTCTGGTGCGGCTTCGATTAGTGCGGCTGCTACTGCATCAATTGTTCATGCTAAAAACGTAGTTGCAACAGCAAGTATAGCAGTAAATTCTTCGTTATCCGTTGATAAAATTCAGTCTGCATCTGCCAGTGTTACTGGTGCGGCTTCGGTTTCTGCGATTGCGAGATTTACTTCGCAAGTGGATGCTAGTGTATCTATTTCAATGGCGGCTTCGGCTGCGGGAATAATAGTACAAACTGCAAGTGCAAATGAAAGCATAGCGGTTACGACTGCTTTAGCACCAACTATAGTGTTTTCTGCGGCCTCACTTGTTGATTTGGCTGTCACAGCGACAGCTAATGCAGGATATATTGTACTGATAAATGGTGCGTCTAGCATTGATTTTACGGCTACGGCTTTAGGAAAATTACCCGGTGAAGATTGGATAGACTCGACACCTGGCAATGAGATTTGGACTGATAGTATTCCATCAACAACAATACCATTTGTGGAGCAATCCCCAGCGTCCACTTCAGGAGTTTGGTTAACACAATGATACCTTTTGGCGAATGGCTACCAGATCAATCTGATTTGCAAAACCCCGGTTCTACTGTTGCAAAAAATGTATTGCCAGCACAGCGAGGTTATAGACCTTTTGCAAGTCTAACAGAAGTTTCTGGTGCGGCTACGGAAAGACTTCGTGGCATTTATGCAACCAAACTAAACGATGGCACTGTTCTTACTTTTGCTGGCGATGATGATGATTTGTATAAATTAAACACCACAACATTTGCACTGGATAGTATAAACTCAGGTTACACTATGACGGGTGATGCTTACTGGAAGTTTGTTCGTTTTGGCGAAGAGGTGATAGCTGGCGGTTCCGACAGTGACACTTTGCAAGGTTTTACAGTGGGTACGGACTCAGCGTTTGCAACGGTAACTGGTGCGCCAGCAGCTAGAGAGTTAGCTGTTATTCGTGATTTTGTTGTGACAGGTAATGTATCTTATGGTGGTGGAACACATCGCTCTCGTGTGCGCTGGTCTGCAATAAATGATGCGACTAGCTGGACGATTGGCACAAACCAAGCTGATTTTCAGGATATACCTGATGCTGGTCAAATCACTGGTCTAGTTGGTGGTGAATACGGAGTTGTTTTGTTAGAGCAAGCTATTGCTAGGATGCAATACGTTGGTTCTCCATTGATATTCACTTTTGAAAAAGTTGAAACAGGACATGGCTGTAACTACCCAAACAGCATTGCATCGCTTGGCCCTACACAAGTTTTCTACCTCGCTGACGATGGGTTCTTTATGTTTAACGGACAGAAAAGTATACCGATTGGCGCTGAGAAAGTAGACCAGTTTTTCTTTGATGATTTAGACTTTGATAACTCGGACAGAATAAGTTGCACGATTGACCCAGAGAACCAAGTTGTTATGTGGGGCTATCCATCTGTTGCTGGTATTGGAAACCCAGATCGTATTATTGTTTATAATTACGCCGTACAAAAGTGGTCAGTCGTAGAGCTTGATCACGAGTTATTATCATCATCCCTTACGCCAAGCTTTTCGGTTGAGGCGTTAGATGGAATTAGTAGTACATTAGAAGGTTTAACAACTTCACTTGATAGTAGATTTTACTCTGGTGGGTTTTTTCAACTTTCTGCTGGTAAAGATAAAAAGATACAAACAATTACTGGTTCGCCACTAAATGCTGTTTTGGAAACAACTGAGTTTGAACCAGCTAATATGAGGCAATCTATTGTTCGAAGTGTAACGCCTTATGTTACAACACGAGGAGGAACTGCACCAGTTGTTACCTCTCAACTTGCATCACGTTCTAGGCAGATAGACGGTTTTACTTATGGAAGTGCTGTTAATTTAAATAATGACAATATTTGTCCGATACGAGGAAGCGGTAGGTATCATCGAGTTCGTGTAAATGTGACAGGAGATTGGCGATACGCATTAGGAATTGATGTAGACGCAAGCGCTCTGGGTCGAAGATGACAGAATTTAACTATGTTAAACTGCCAGCTTCGGGTGCAGATCCAAGGCAAACGGCACAGGTCGTCAATTTATTAGTAGATGGTAAGTTTAACGCAAGTGGAACTGTTACGCTTACAGCAAGTGCTGCATCTACAACAGTTACAGACTTTCGTGTTGGGCAAGATAGCGTAATACTATTTACGCCAACAACAGCAAACGCTGCTGCTGAACAAGGCAACGGCACGATGTTCTTATCTGCTAGGGTAAAGCAAGGTTTTACAATAACCCACGCTAATAACTCACAAGCAGACAGAACCTTTCTTTACATTGTTATCGGATGAAATTCACAGCTATTCACCCAAAATTGCTACCTCAAGTATGGGTGCATATCTCACCTATTCTGAACAAGGCGGTCAGTCTAAACCCAGAGATAATAGACATAAGTGATGTTTATGTTGGTGCCTTGGCTGGCGCTTATGTTGTTTGGGTGGCTGTTGATGAAGAGTCTGGTGAATTTGTCGGATCGGTCACGACACGAATAATAACTTACCCTCAAGCAAACGCTTTAGCGATGGATTTCTTGGGCGGTACTCGCATGAAAGAATGGCTTCATTTAGCGCAAGAGGCGGTTGAAGAACACGCAAAGCGAAATGGATGCACACATTTAGAAGCTTACGGACGCAGAGCTTGGTCAAGGTATCTTGAACCGTTGGGCTGGGGTCAAGCTTACATAACTTACAAGAAGGAACTTTAAGATGGGCAAAGGCAGCAATTCAACAGTCACAAATGTTCAATCATTACCACCAGCGGTTGAAAGGTCACTTACTGCTGCTTACAACCAGTTTAATCCATTTAGCGCTGCTTTTGGCGCGGTATCTGATTTTAATCCTACAGCAGCGCTTACGGAAACGGCTGGTTTATCTGCTGGTGAAATGTCTGCAATTAATGCTGCAAATGATAGATTACTAAATCAACCTAGCTTTTTATCTGCTGCACAACAAAACCTGACTGGCTTACTTGATCCAAGCACAAATCCATTAATTCAAACGCAAATTGACAATGCAATAAGTGGCGCAGTGAACGACGTTAGTTCTCAATATGCTCTTGGTGGAAGGTTGGGTTCTGATAGTTTCGCAGATTCACTAGGGCAAGGTATCACAAACGCAGCAGCACCAATTATAGCAAATGCACAACTTGCAGGACTTAATGCTGTGCCTGGTTTACTGAGCGCAGATCAATCCCTAATTAATCAAGCGGCACAGTTTGGCGGTCTTCAGCGCGGCGTAGAACAAGCTGAATTTGACGCGCTTGCTGCACAAGCCAATCAACAAAATGTACTTGATCAAAACCAGATTAACGCATTGTTGAGTGCTGCTGGAATGGGCGGCGGTTTATTTGGACAAACAACATCTGAAACTGGTGGTGGCCCAAGCGCATTATCAAGAGGATTAGGTGGCGCTGTATCTGGCGCAAGTTTGGGTGCATTACTACCTGCCGTTGGTGGCCCGGTTGGTGCTGCAATTGGTGGCGGTCTTGGCTTGCTTGGACTTATATAAAGGATTGATCTTATGGTGGATATGAGGGGCTTATTCGGCAACCTAAACAACACACT